TCAGCATCCAAAATCTCTACTTTAGTTAGAGTTTCCAAATACTTATCCCCAAATGGTGCAACTGTTACACCAGCGCGGCGCTCGGCTTCCCATGAAAGCCAATAGACATCCGACTGGCGTTCTTCATCTCTAAAACGCTTATGAAATCCAGTTTTAAAGTTCTGTTCAAACGCATACTCAAGTGCAGGGGTTATTTCATATTCTAAAACTTCCCCTGAAGCCTTGGACACTCTGAGTTTAATCAATTTTTACTCCTTAGAAAGTACCTGTGGTTGCAACGGCAACTGCACCGTTAACAGTCCATGTTACATCCTGAGTACCTAAATCGCCTACTGCACCGTTAATGTCGGTGGTATTATTTATTAGGCAAGTCATTGTGTAAAGAGGGTTTGTTGCGCTAACAGCAGTTCCTTTTTCCTGTAATAGGACAACAGTTACTGAAGTTCCCCAAGCCGCTTGCAATGTTGCAAGAACATTAGCTGAAGCGGTGTCATTTAGGAAGGAAATTGTTACGCTTGATGCTTCCAATCCTTTTACGAATTTGTGACCTGTGTCACCCATTGCGGTAACTTCCAGTTCATCAAATGTGCGGTTTAATGTGACGGCGGTCACATGGTCAGAAAGGTCAACGGAATTAACCTTTACGCCGACCTTGTTGTTTAGAAATACAGCCATTGGTTATTCCTCATCTTTCTTTGATAC